TTTCCATGTTTGGCCACCATCCTTACTCAAACACTTCAATCCCTCTGCAATTGCATCCTCCTTATTAATGGTTTGCAAACGCTCCACGCGCACGTCGGTCACTTCGAGCAGGATGCGAGAGGCCCAGCGGGGCATGTGAATGGATGATCGCCATCCGAACGGCAAATCACCATCATTACGATAAGCAATAGCTTGATTACCGCTATGCAAATCAATTTCTACAGCAAACGTCTCACGTCCCCATAGCCGATCGCCGGGCAGGCCGTAGTGACGCGCCTTCACACATTCAGGATCCTCGGGATGCCAGTTCGTATTTTTTCCTGGAAGCTTCAAACGGCCGTCAAGATTCAAATGCACCACACGCCGCAACTGCGTCTTGCGACCTTCAAGGATCGCGTTGACTTCCCACGCTTTCAGGTTGATCGCGCGTTCACGCATTTGAGTTTTCCCGCTTTGTATGGTGAACTATTCTAAAATCTTCAAGTTCGAAGTTAGTGACATCGTAAATATCTTTTAGGTCGAGTATTTCTTCAATTTCGTCACACGCACTGAGCAATTTTACCCGATTGTCGCTGTCAAGCTCGTTATTTAATCTGTCAAACTCGGATTTTGGCATCTCCACAGTTTGGTAGTACTCAACCCGTGCAGTCGCGCAGATAGTCACTTTGACGGTTTCATCGCTCATGATTGCACCTCTAACGATCTACGATGTTTGCGATAAGTCCCACTCTTGGTTCTCTGCCTTTCTTGGCAGGTTGTTGAACAAAAAACCAGCGATCGAGAATGTTCTATATCAAGCACGCCAACCCAGCCGATGCTGTCAGCCCAGGAAGCAATCTCAAAAGCGAATTTCGGTAGATGCGGAACACTTACTTCTGTTTGTTTTCCACAAGACCAACATTTTAGTCCGACAACATACGAATTGGAGGTGGTATCAGCATCCAGTCCCGTCTCCATCGTTGTACTTCGGAGCAGCGGCCAGCATGCTTCGCCAGAGCGAAACGGGTAGATAAGGTGCGCCCTCGTGGTCATTGCGCGCGGCGTCTATCATCTCTTCCGTCGGCTCAATCGGTACCAACGTGTAGCCGGGAGGAATTTCCGGCGGCAGCTCCCGCGCAGACTCAGAAATGGCCTTCTCAATACTAGCTGCCCAATCTTCCACGGTGCTTGGTGTGTGGTTAGTCATTTCTCTGGCTCCGGTGGAGCTGGTAGGGGCATCCAGTGGGTGGGGTTGTGGCCGAACGCGTGATATTCTGCTGCTCTCCAACAAGGTTTGTCGTAGTCATTTTCAACCCACCCACCAACAAATTGATAAAAGTAGGTTTTCCATTCATCTTCGTCGTCATCGTAAGGTTCTGGCAAAAATCCTGCCCAAGTATTGTTATAAACATACTCCCCTAACAAAACGCACGTTCCATCCTTCGGTGCAGTCTCAATCGGCCGCCACCCATCCGGCTGCGACCTGTAGGCTTCAAGGGCGGCGCGGGCTTGCGCGAGCCACTGCTGTTCTTTCATCTCTTGAAGAAGAGACTCGGCCGGCTCATCGTGTGTGCGAATCATCAGTTCCAGCGCCTGCGCAAGCGCTTCTGCTCGGTTAGGCATGGTCGCCCCCGGTGGCTTTGGCGATTGCGGCATCGATGGCGCATTCGTCGAACGTGGTGTTCAGGCGGTATTCGCCTTCCGGTTCCGTGACGTAGAGAGATGCTTTCACCATCCGCAGCGCCTCCAGCAGCTCCGGCGCAGCGGCGATCAGGCGGGCGTTAGCAATGAGGCGACGCTGGATGAGATCGTAAGTATCGCCTTCCACACAGCTAGCACTAACGCTGCATAACCGTTCATCTTTGGTCATGATGTCGCAGCTGTAGGTGCCGTAGAACACCTCCCACAGCCCCGGCGTATGCCCTTGTTGGCGCTCATTTCTATGGTCATGGTTTCTACCTTCCGGGTATGCTGGCGATGGTGCGCATCATACACATGATTTCGATGGCGTCAATATATTGACGCCATCAGAATGATGATGTACCATCCGTGCATGACAACACAGACCGTAAGAAATTTGCAGGCACGGCTTCGGCAGTACCCAGGACCGATGACGGAGTTTTCACGTATCAGCGGCATCAGTTACAGTTGGCTGCTGAAATTTCAGCAGGGAGTGATATCGAATCCTTCTATGTTGACAGCGGATAAACTTGACCGCGCGTTGAAACGAGCAAGAATCCCATGACAGACAAACGTGCAGAGAATCGTCGGCAAGCACCTTTGCTTGCCGAAGTATTTGATCAGTTGCGCATCTCATTTCCAGAGATGCGCATGGTATATGGCTTAGAAATAGGGCCGGAAGGGCTGTGGGAACATGGGATTGTTCCCAATGATGCAAGAGCGTGTTTGATTCCAAAAAAATAGGAGAGTAGAAATGTCTAACGAACGTCCAGTGATCGTATGTACCGAACATCGTGGGGTGTTTTTTGGTTACGCTACAGATACAAAAGGCACGGAGATCGAGCTAAAACGTGCGCGCATGGCCATCGCCTTCGGCACCACACGAGGAGTGATGGAATTGGCTGAAACTGGCCCTACTTCGAGTAGCAAGATTTCTGCAAGAGCTGATATTGACGTACGCAAAGTTACTGCCGTTTTTGAGGTAACTAAGGCTGCTGCAAAAGCATGGGAGTCTGCGTGATGATCAGTTTCGAGTACAAACCCATCGTGACGGTGGTCGATGTGCTCGAAGTCGGCGCTTGCCTCGACGGCGTAATTGAGTTTATCGAAACTATAGATGGTCAAATAGCTGTTATTGCAAAAAGTTATGCCGAAAATGAGTGGGTTCAGCGAGGGGCCATAAACGGCAACGGCTACGGCGACGGCTACGGCGACGGCTACGGCGACGGCGACGGCTACGGCTACGGCAACGGCAACGGCTACGGCAACGGCTACGGCGACGGCGACGGCGACGGCTACGGCGACGGCTACGGCTACGGCAACGGCTACGGCGACGGCAACGGCTACGGCGACGGCTACGGCGACGGCTACGGCGACGGCGACGGCTACGGCTACGGCGACGGCAACGGCTACGGCAAATTGTGATTCTCCGTCCTTATCAATCCGATAATCTGGAATCGATCCGCACACATCTTCGGGCTGGGCGGCGACGTGTGTTGTATCAGCTGCCAACGGGCGGCGGGAAAACGTGCGTGGCAGCAACAATGCTTGGAAATACCGCTGCGCGCGCAAAACGCGCATGGTTTATTGTGCACCGCCGAGAGCTGGTACAGCAGGCATCAAAAACGTTTCGTTTCGTTGGGATTGATCATGGAATCATCGCGGCGGGGTTTATGCAGAACCCACAGCATCTGATACAGATCGCATCTATCCAAACGTTGGCGCGTAGATTGGATAAGTACCAGTCGCCTGATGTCATCGTGTGGGATGAAGCGCACCATGTTGCAGCGAAATCATGGGCATCAGTTATGGCGACATATCCGAATGCGATTCATATCGGGTTATCAGCAACGCCTGAACGTTTAGACGGAACTGGGCTAAGCGCGTATTTCGATGAGATCGTGCGTGGTCCAGCTGTCGCTGATCTGATCGAGCACGGGTTTCTTTCTAAATATAGATTATTTGCTCCATCGACGATGGATACGTCTGGCGTTCATTCGAAGATGGGCGATTTCAATATAGGGGAGCTAGAACATGTCGCGGACAAACCAAAAATCACGGGAGATGCCATTACGCATTACCGAAGGCTTTGTGCTGGAAAACGGGCGCTTGTTTTCTGTGTGTCTATCAATCACTCCATGCACGTCGCCGCTGAGTTCGTCCGAGCTGGCATACGCGCGGAGCATGTTGACAGCCGGTCTAATTCAGCGGATCGCGCACGTGTGTTACGAGATTATGAAAACGGCGACTTTAACGTCTTGTGCAATGTCGAACTTTTTGGAGAGGGGCTCGACATCCCAGGAATTAGATGCGCCATTCTCTTGCGCCCAACGCAGTCGCGCGCGCTCTACCTCCAACAAATCGGGCGTGCGCTCCGTGTCTGCGAAGGGAAAGAAGAAGCCATCATCCTTGATCACGCTGGGAACTCGCTTAGGCACGGGCTCCCTGACCAAGACTACGATTGGTCGCTCGAAGGACAAAAAAAGAAACGTGGCAAGCAAGCGGAAGTAGCAGTTAGACAATGCCCCAATTGTTATGCCGTCATAAAAATACAAACGCGCGTCTGCGAATGCGGGGCAGCTCTGTTCGTCGCAAAACCGCGCCAAATCGAAACGAAGGAAGGCGAGCTTGCGGAAGTTGATTTGATGTCCGTAAGACGCGAAGCGCGTAAAGAGCAGGGAACTGCGCGTACGCTGGATGAATTAATCGCGATTGAACATAGCCGAGGATACAAGCCTGGATGGGCTAAATATGTGTTTGAGGCCAGGAATCGGAGGCGTGCTTAATATGAACTTTATGCCTATTTCTTACAACGCAGATTGTCTTTTGTTCGGTTTTTCTTTTACAAAAATAGAAAATGGCAAAGAATTTCGTGTAAATCCGTTCAATGTATTTGAAGACCATGGCAATATGTTGGTTGTTAAAAAGGAAGATGAATTATGAAAACCGTACGAGTTCGTATTGCTGTGACCGTTGATCCTGATGGGAATTGGAGATCAGCAGGCTGGAAGGAATCTGGGTATGGTGATGATGAACGAGATATACGCGACTGCGTTGAGGAAAACGCGGACGACATGGCTAAATTATACTGGATCGAGGCGGATGTGCCTATTCCAGAAGAACCAAAATTAATTGTTGGGGAGGTGACGGCGGCATGATTATTAATGTTGATAAAAAATATAAACATTACATTGATCGTTTGATTGAGGAAGAAGGTGGGTATGTACATCATCCGCTTGATAAAGGCGGGCCAACTAAATATGGGATAACGTTGGCTACATATAAGATGTATGTGGCAAATACATCTGCCGATGAAGTTACGCCGGAAGATATAAAAGAACTGACGAAAGACGTGGCCGCTGCCATTTATTACACACGATATATAAATATTCCACGCCTCTATATTTTGCCGGACGATATTTTTGAACAGGCATTTGATGCCGCTGTTCAGCACGGCCCTGCACAAGCTATTACGCTGCTGCAGAGGGCTATAGGGGTTTCAGAAGATGGAATCTTAGGCCCAGTCACTTTGGAAAAGCTGGAAAGCTATCTAACAGCGCCGCGCGCGTTTTCATTAAACGCAATTTATCTGCGTGAGCGTCTCCGCTTTTATGCTCAAATCGTTGCAAATAACCCATCGCAATCTGTGTTTATTCTTGGATGGATCAATCGCGTTTCTCGTTTCATCCCAGGCTTGCCTATCACAGACTAAAAAGATATTCTGCAAAGATATGTCACGTGGAAGGGGTGCGCAGTGGAACAGCTCTGGGTTGCTTTCGGATTGCTCTCTACAGTTACTTTAGCGTTGGCGGGTTATGTCAATCGTGTGCAAAGAGAGGTGGGCAGCCTTTATGCGCAGATATCCAACTTGCAAGTGCAAATCGTTCGTGAGCATCCGACAAAAACTGATTTGAAAAACGCCATCGATGAGCTGCGCGACGTGATTAGCGAACTTCGCCAAGCGGTGAATGAAATGCACCACGGGCGGCCGAAATCATGGGGGCGGGGCAATGACTCACGCACCTAATACACCCCCTAACAATGACCTTCATACTATCGTTCGCGAGATTCGTGAACTTACAAGTTCAATAAATAGATCGGGCGCTACGTCACGTTCAACTATTCGTGTTGACGCAGGAACATTTGGGGTTTATGCAGCTGTGTGCGCATGTCTCTGCTCCGTGATCGCGGTCGTAATATCATCGGTCTGGGTCGCGCGTGATTTGCAGCGCGTTGACCGAGACGTGCAGTCACTTCAAAACAAAGACGATGTGCACGAAGCATATATCCGTCAACTCCAACAGAAGGTAAACCAAAAATGAGCGCAGGAACCGTGATTATCATCATTGGTGGTACTGATAATGCGTCTTCGACGGCGCATAAGTCTGGCATCCGAGTCCAGGTCGAAGGCATCGGCGTAGCACCTACTCCGCAAGTGTTGCAACAGACACTTGCCGAGGCCGCGCAGAAATATGCGGAAGATTACGCAGGCTAATGGATTTTCTGGCCGCCATTACCGAGCACGTTGACTACTGGCTATGCCTTTTTGTCATTGGACTAGTGCTCGGTATTGGCGTGCTCAGGCAGCTACAGAACAGTAGACAAGAACTGGACCTTGCCGATTTGATCATCGGCCCCGATGGGAAAATTTCCCTATCAAAAGTAGGTCAACTTGGTGCATTCATCGTATCGTCGTGGGCTTTTGTATGGCTCACGGCAAACGACAAGTTGGGAGAGTGGTATTTCGTTGGTTATATGGCGGCATGGTGCGGGGTCAACATCGCAGCAAAGATGGTTGATCGTCGATCTACTGAGACCGCGAAAATTACGGTTTCGACCGATGGCACCCCCGCTTCAATTCAGGTAGGGGAGCAAAAATGATGTGGATCACATTATGGGGGCTAGCGAAACGTGTCCCGTGGCAGCTGTGGGGCGCCATGATGATGTGTATCGCCGGATGGCTGAGTTACCGACACATTGTCGTTACTGCATACTCTCGTGGCCGTTTAGATGCTGCTGCTGAGGCAGCGGCAAAAATCGTTGCCACAACGGCGGCTGAGTATGCTAACCGAGCCATGGCGCAAGCTACAGCTGACGCAGATGCTGCTGCTGAACGTATCGTTTCCAGTCAACGGGCTGCTGAGATTACAGAGAAATATGACGAACTGGCAAAGGGGTTTGATGAATACCGTAGGGCGCATCCTGTTTCTGTGCTGTGCCAGCTTGACCCTGGGCGCGTGCAGTACGCCAATCAAGCGGTTGGCCGTTGACCTTCCTTTGTATGACGCGCATTGTTCGGAAGAATGTTTCCAGCCATGTGCCGAAGATGTACCGTTGGTAACACAGGACCCAGATTCAGCCATCGTTGCGCTGATTACGTTATCGGAATTCCGACATCGATGTGAAGAGCGACGCCGTGCGTGTGTAGCATGTATCGGTAGGGCTAGAGATAATGGGGTCATGCGATGACCGAATCCGACCTTATGCGATCGATCATGTATTCCCTAAGTAAATTAGGGACTCGAATCTTTCGTAATAATGTCGGCATGGGGTGGGTAGGAAAATTCCGACGTTTTGAACGTACGACTATGGTGCGAGTCAACCCTGGGGATGTCATCATTAGGGCGGCTCGTCCTCTTCATTCGGGGTTGATTGAAGGTTCGGCCGACTTAATTGGTTGGACCCCTCTTAAGATTCGTGAGGTTCATGTAGGTCATACCGTAGCTGCATTTACCTCAATAGAGGTGAAAACGCCGGTCGGCGCAGTGAGCGCAGAACAAAAAAACTGGGCCGAGCGCATCATTCTCGATGGAGGGCTTGCAGGGGTTGCAAGGTCAGAGCACGATGCTTTGCAAATCGTTCGCCGCGGGATTTGATAGGGCCCTAGATCAGCGCATGATCTGTGCGACTCGTCTCCCTATACGAGTCAGCACTCCAACGACGGAGCGCCGCCCCGTATGCGTAGCGGCACTATTGCGAGGCGCAAAAGGCATTAGCCGGGAGTGGCCTAAAACTCCGGCAGTTGGAGTAAGCGTTTATTCGCGAGTCGTTTTATACGGCGTAAGCGACTGAAATACACTCTCAGCATCAGCGCTTGTGATCCAACACATATAAAAAAGCCCCGGTCAGATAACCGAGGCGAAGGATTTAAAAAAACATGGACGGGAGCTAGCCGACCGCAAAGGATAGTACCCGAGCAGCCGGCATAACACAACTGCTAGGGGTTTACTATGTCAGAGCGGCCCATTGGTCGTGGCTCTATTTCTCTTGGCGGCGTCGAATCGCTCGTCAAATTCCCAGATAACCGGGTTTTGTTATTTGATTCCGCTTTAGACGCGGAACGCGCGAAGGTCTTATTTCGTTCGAACCCTGTTGTTTGGTATTCAGCAGGGATCGTTAATATTCATCTAGGCTCATTAACTCGACGCAAGGTCATATTCTGGCCGAACATCCCAGCGCAAGAAATTTACGATCACCTCAAGGAATATCTTGACTACATTTCAGGCGTTGCCGAAGAGCTTTGGATAGTGGCGCCAGCGATCCCGTCGGATTGGCTTTCTGTTTCTGAAATACAACACGAGAAACCAGCAGACTGGCTGCGCAACAATCTTGTGCGTTATCAACCACGTCAGCCAGAATCAAAGGGGGTGATGCCCAATGAACCCAGCGGATCAAGTCCGCCGACAACAACCCATAGTGCGATTTCGCCCCCGCCCAATACCCCGGTACGGGGGCGACCCGTCCTGACAGTGATCGAAGGCAACACCGTTCGGGCCATTGATCCTGATGATGAACCAACCCCAACCATTCTTGCGGAAGATACGCTCGCCAGAATCTTCACCCGGACTTACCCTAATCTGCGTTATGTTGCAGCATGGGGGCGTTGGCTTGAATGGGACAACTCGCGTTGGACGATCGACGAGACTTTAAAATCATTCAACTACGCGCGCGCAGTATGCGTCCGTGCAGCAGAGGATTCCGCGTACGCCGAGGGCGTAACCATATCCTCCGTTCGCAAGGCTAAGTCCGCTCAAACACGTGCCGCCGTCGAATCGCTTGCTCGCTCTGACCGAGCCCATGCTGCAACAGTCAGCCAGTGGGACGCTGACACATGGGCTTTGTGTACGCCAGGCGGAATCGTTGATCTTAAGACAGGGCAACTCCGCGCAGCGACACATCAGGACTACGCGACCAAACAAACGCGCGCCACGCCCCAGGGAGCTTGCCCCCTTTGGCATCGGTTTCTAAACGATGCCACGGCAGGGAATACCGAGCTGCAATCCTATCTGCAACGGGTGGCTGGGTATTTACTTACCGGGGACATCCGCGAGGAAGTGTTTTTCTTCGCATATGGTAGCGGCGGCAATGGCAAGGGAACATTCATCAACACATTAACCCATCTGCTTGGTGATTACGCAGTCGTAGCAGGCATGGAAACGTTTATGGAGGCAAAACACGATCGACATACGACGGAACTTGCGAGGTTCCGCGGCGCGCGCATGGTGGCTGCGCAGGAAACAGAAGACGGTCGGCGTTGGAACGAACAACGCATGAAACAGATCACGGGCGGTGACCCTATTACAGCGAGATTTATGCGCCAGGACGATTTCACGTTCTTGCCACAGTTTAAGCTGCTGCTTTCTGGCAACAACAAACCGTCGTTGCGCAACCTCGATGACGCCATGAAACGGCGACTTCATCTAATCCCGTTTACGGTGAAATTCGACGGTAAGAAACGCGACAACACCCTCAAGGATCGAGTGCTTGCAGAATCCGATGGCATCCTCGCGTGGGCTGTCGAGGGGTGCATTCAGTGGCGTGAAACGGGTCTTGCTCCACCGCAAACAGTGCTCGCAGCGACTGCTGATTACTTCGAATCTCAGGACACGATTGGGCAATGGATCGTTGATTCCTGCACCACAGGCCCTACCGTTCGCGCAACATTCACGGAAATTTACAATTCTTACGGGCGATGGATGGAGGAAAACGGCGAGTACATCCTGCCCCAAAAACGGTTTATTGCGAAGTTGGAAGAGCGCGGATTCACCAAAATGAAGTCGAATGGGCAGCGTTTTTGGCTGGGGATAAGTGTGCCTTTTTCGGGCAATTTAACAAAATTCTAACCGCCCGAAGTGTCCCTGGTTTCGGCAATTATTGCCATAATTTCCGTTAAGTGAATTTAACAAATAGGCAACGGTCGGAAGGGACACCAAATCCAAAATAGATGTACAGGGACACTTCAAAAACAACAAAAATAGGTAAGTCTTTGATTTTTTATGTGGTAAAAAAACACAGGGACACCAAGGGACGCCATTTCCAATCTATCCGCATCGCGCGCGTACGTACGCACACGTAATCCGGAGTTTCGGATTTGCCGCCCCTTGCCGCCCCTGTGTAATGTAAAAGTATACCAGGTTAAAGTATACAAATTATTTAATCGACGATGGCGCATCGGGCAGAGGTCGTTCCCTCGAAACTGAACGGCGGGAGAGGGGGCTTGTGGGCTACTCACGCCGCTGGTATGCTGCCGTCGATCTTGGGGGATACCGCATGGCACAGCTGACCCTAATCCAACCCACGGATGCCGCCGTTTTCGACGTGGTTCATTTGCCGACGCGAAATCATCCCAATGTCACGGTAACGGCAGATGGGCTTCTGGCCGGCGAAACTGTGACGGTGTTGCTTTTCGTGGCTAACGGAAACTTTGTGCCGCTAAAAGACCCTAGCGGGGTTCCCGTTGTTCTCACATCCGCGATTCCAATGTGGACATTAGTTGGCGGCCCTGAATATGGCGTGGTGAAATCCGCCACAGCCGCACTGGTTGGCGTGTACGCTGACGAAGGATCGAGGAGCTACTAGGGTGGCGGGTCTATGGAGATCAACTCCCACAGTCTATTCCCCTGCGCGCAGCGTGGCTTTCGGACCAGACTTCGGCCCAAATATGGCAACTCTGCCAATCACTAAAGCAAACAAGTTATGGTCGAACCAGAAATCGAAGGCACTGCCGGTAAAAAACACACAAATGCAAAAGGCCGGTGGGCTGATCCCGAAGCCAGCCAAGCGCTGAAAGAGCAATTTCTTTCGGCTTTACGTGAATTCGGCACTATTTGGCGCGCAGCCAAAGAGACTGGCGTCAGCTCGTTGACAACGCCTCGGCGTTGGGCTGAGGCTGATCCAGCCTTCGGCCTGGCGATGAAGGAAGCACAAGAGGCTATCGCCGACAAACTGGAAAACAAAGCGATTGATCTTGCGCTCAATACCGACGATAAGTCGCGTAATGGCGAGAAAACACTGCTACACCTGCTTAGGTGTCTTCATCGGGACAAGTACGGCGACACGCGGAGGCTAGAACATTCCGGCCCGAATGGATCGGCTATCCCCATCAGCATTGCCAATCCAGACGCTGTAAAAGCTCAGCTGATTGCAGTGTCGCTCCAATTCCCTACCATTGCGCCTCGCATTCGTAAATTCTGCCTCGAAATACTTGAGGCACTCCCTAATGCGTGATGAGGGATACCCTGGTTGGAATTGGTGGAGGACGTTTGGCCTTGCATATCTTCCTGCCATTCACTGAGCATTTTGACGCTAATGCGTCGGAACTTCTCCAAACATTGTTGGATGCCCATCGGTCGGCAGCAACCGCTAATCCGAACGCATCCAAACAATTAGCGATCACTGCCTTCGCAGGATCGGGGAATCTGGCATCCGCTATCATTGCTGGCATGTCATGTATCGGCGGGTTACATGCGCCACTGACCCAAGCTAGAACGATTTATCGCAGCGCTACGTACGCTTCCATTCGCGCGCACATAGATCGAATCCCAGGATTTGGGAACTCTTTCTATCCCGATTCTAGCGACCCTTCATTCCATTCTGTGGAAATGTTGTTAGCTGCTCGATATCCGAAAGAATTGGCGCGTATTGGACAATTGACGGAATGGATTGGACTTCCATTGCATCCTAACGCCGCACTTTATACCGCGGCAGTCTGCGAAATACTTGGACTTCCTGACGGAATTGAGCCTATGCTATTTGCAATAGCGCGCATTCCGGTGTGGGCCAAAGCCGCTATTGATTCCACGCCGCCCCGTGTTGGCGTGCCCGTAGAAGCAATACGAGGATAAAACCATGGCACAGGTATTACGCAATATCGAACAAGCCGAACGCCCATTCAATGCTGCTGAACGCGAAGGGTTGCGCAAGACCTTCGGTCGCGTCATGACAGCATATAAATCTGCAACGCAGTCAGTTGTTTCGTCTACTACGTTTGTGAATGACAACGATTTATGGATCGAATTGCCTGTTGGGGCACATCGGGTGACGATGATTCTGCCGCTTATCATTGGCGCGGCAGCTAGTAACATAAAAATACAACTTGTTCCATTATCCGGGTTGTCTGCTTCATCCCTGCGTATGGCAGCGTATTTTTTCTTGGACGCGACCGCTCCGTCGGTATTGCCCATCGCTGCGTTGACAACGCCGGTTAATGGAGGCGCCACGAACGCATGGACATCATTGTTAATTACGGGCACTGTAAATGTTACAAACCAAGGTGTATTGCAATTACAATGGGCACAGAACTCATCAGGCGCGGCCGCAACCCAGGTATTGTTGGGTGCGGAATGTGATACACAGTCGTTGACTTAACTCGTAACGCCAGCAGGTTACGCTGGCGTTTTTATTGGAGGGGATATGGGGATAGTACTTCCATCTGATTTCCAGATCGGGGATCGAATTAAAATCAACCCAGCAGCTATTGATGGAGCTGTTGAAGGCATCGATCTAACCAAACCGATCGAAGCCACCATTAAATCTGTCCGATTTGAAGACGGTGGTGTGTTTTATTGGGTTATGGCCGATGGCATTAATGATCGGAAGTTCTATCTTGCCGACATTGAGAACGAGCATGTCTCCGCTGCCGATGTAGCGCCAGTCAATGATTCTGCCGAGTGAACTCGATTTATTACGCGACACTGCAATCGACACGGCAGCACGTGATGCATTTGCATCCTTAATTGCTAACCGCCCAGTAATCGTTGCGCGTGTTGATCCGGTGGAATATCAAGGGGGCGAAACTGGCGAGCCTATAGTTTGGGTTGCTCCATCCAACTCATTGCGGCGCGGCTCGCTGATTCGAGCGTTCATTTTTGGAAAATATAACAACCGCATGGGCGCGGAATTGGATATCAACCAGTTCCCAGAATCAGCAGTACCAGGAAGTTTCGTCACCAGTTTTGTCGAAAACCCAAATACGACGGGGGAGCCGGTGGCTTTCTCTTTATCGGCATGGTGGCGGCTTAGCGGTGACAGGAATACCACTGCTGCAAATAACCCAACGCGGGCACTTTCTGTTGATGTTATGGGCGGCCTCATGGCTCAAATGGGAGATATCTTCCCGGGGGTAAATACAACCTCTCAAACAGATATTGAGCCGGTGGCTTATGGCGTCACGAGTGATACATCTGAAATTCAGATAACACTAGGACGACCTAATCGATTCTCCATTCAGTTCATTCTTGAGAATCTATCCGTACATACGCTTACAATTTACGGCGGTTGGATGGAAGCTATCTGATGTATCAAGTATCTGAATTCCTTGCAGAGCAGCACGCAACTAGTTTGCTTAGTGCCCTGAGCCGACATGCGATTGCCAACTTAGCAGATACCTTTTTCCCGGAAGATGGGCCGTTCGCACGGTCACTTTATCCGAAACATATGGAGGCTATAGCAGGGACTGCCAGGTCGAAGGTTTTTTCAATTTTCGGAGGGAACCGATCCGGTAAAACCACGTTGATGATGTATATCGCGATGGTATGGCTAACCGGGAAATATCCTTCATGGTGGAATGGGAAGCGGTTCGACAAACCGATCAAAATGTGGGTTTGCGGACAGACCTCGACAATGGTTGTCTCATCGCTTCAAAAATATCTTGTTGGAATGGACTGTCGCGGTGGATTGATTAATGGGGATGACATTAGTGACGTGCATTGGTCACCAAGCGCGGTCGGGATGGCATCAACCATTCGGGTGAAACACGAACCAACAGGCATGTACTCGGAGCTGATTTTTAAGACATACGACATGGGTTGGAAGCGGTTTCAGGCAGACACCATCGACGTATCAATCTTGGATGAGGAACCGCCTTGGCAGATATTCTCGGAGTCGGTCACGCGAACGGCAACAACTAGTGGTGTTGTGTTGGTAGGGTTCACGGCGTTGTCTGGTGTAACACCACTTGTGGCACATCTATGCCCACAATTTGCCGGTAACGATGAAGATGACCCGGAGGTTGTCCACCGAGGACATGTTTTCATCGGCTGGGATGATATCCCTTACTCCCAATTCCCAAAAGCAGAACGCGAGCGCACTGCTGCGCAGTATCTTCCACAAGAACGACAAGCGCGCATCAATGGGATACCTCAGCACGGGCGTGGATTGGTATACCCGGTGTCTGAGTCGCAGTTTATTTACGATCCGGGGGAGGTTTTCAAGAAAACCAACGGAGTACCTCCGGCGCATTGGCCTCGTATTTGTGCGATTGATCCAGGTGGGACGCCAAACGGCGATGGGCGAACGGCCGCGCTGTGGTGTGCCCATGATCCAGAATCGGATACGTTGTACGCATATAGTGAGCATTACCAAGAATTTGCCCCTATCCCTGTGCATATCAACGCGATTGCTAAGCGGGGAAATTGGATCCCAATTTTGGTCGATCCAGCGGGAGCAAGTGTAATCGATGGACGTGGGGTATTCTCAGAATATGAATCATGTTTACGTCAGCTAAATCCGTCCTGGGCAATTTACAAAGCCGATAAACGTAAGTCGTTAGGACGCGCGGCTTTATATGGAAGATTGCAGGAAGGTGGATTCAAAGTTTCCCAATTCATGAAAAACTTTTTGTCAGAACATAGACAGCACATCATTAACGAAAATGGAAAGTGGGTGGGGCCATGCCATCTTCTCGATTGTGCTCGATACATTGTTCAAGGTATCGGGCATGCCTCATTGAAACCACATGGCGAGCAGAGTAATAATGCGCTGGCCTCCCGGAGATTTTTCTAATGGTTGAGATTGATGCACTTGTTGCGATTCCTGGGACTCCATCAGAGATGATGGATTTGTCCATGCTGGAATCTCTGCGTGAAGATTTAAAAAACGCAGAATTGGCATTCACTCAAATGTCAGAAGATGATCCAGCCAGGCAGGCAGGGATTGAAGATATACGTGTTCTAGATGACGCGATCAAAGCGCTTGAGAACGAGCAGCTTTCTCGCCTAAATGATTTGGCCAAAGATTTAGAGAAGGATTTCGAACGAGCAGTAAGTGCTCGTCGGGAAGCTGAAAAACGCATGGTAGATGATGAGCGCCAATTTCATGGCAATCGGCGGCTGCGTGATTCAAAAGCGTTTCCAAACGATGCGGGACAAAACCTTGCTGATGAGAATGACGGGACATCTATTCATGCGACACGTTCTCGCACTGTGTTATATGCGTCACGTCTAACTGACATGATGTTGCCAACCAACGAGATTCCATTTCGTGTCGATCCAGATGAAAACCCCGACCCGACATGTGTATTTGCGCAACCAAGTAAACCTCAAGTTGACCCCCAGACAGGTCAACCAATGCCGGTAGATAATTCCATTGATCCTGTAGTTGATGCCAATAACCGCGCAGCTGCAAAGATGCAGGACACAATTAAAGATCAATTGTTTGAGCAAGGTTTGCAACGGCATGGGAGGAAGGCAATTTTTGACGCTTGCCGCATTGGTGTTGGTATTACGAAAGGCCCGTTTCCGCAGTACCGACGGAAGGTTCGTGTTCGCGGAACGGATGCCACTGTCGAGATAGAAAAGTTATCCATTCCTGGGTATGCCTATGTCAATCCGTGGAATTTCTATTACGACATGGTATCTGACTTAGCAAAGTGCCGTAAAACTTTTGAAGTCCATTGGTATGACCGATCAACAATGATGGACTTGAAGAAATATCCGAATGTCATTGGAAGTGTTATCGATGAGTTGCTTGATTGTCGTGAGGCACCAGAGCCGCCGGCTAATCTTAAAACGCTTGTGGGCGCGAGGAATCGCGACCTCGGAGTGGTTGAGCCTATCGACGCTTGCTGGTGTGTCATTGAAACAAACGCGGCCATCAGCGCGGAGCGCTTGAAACGTGTCGCTGGGATCGATTGGCCGCATCCAGATACGATGCCGCTTATTGAAATGTGGTGGTGTAACGGCCGATGCGTAAAATGGAAATTATCTCCATTAGAGTGTGGCTGGCGCGTCCCATATTACGCTTTCACGCCGTTTCAGATTGATGACACGATTTTCGGTGCTTCGGTGCCTTATATGGCACGCGACTCTCAATCGAATGTGGATGGCGCATGGGATGCAACACTAACCAACGCCGCTCTAAGCGCGGGACCTCTGATTTTTGCGCGGAAGGGATCGATATCGCCTGTCAACAAAGCGTGGAGGTTTAACGGACCCGCGTTTTTTGATTTCACTGGCGCAGCTGACGGCGGCTCGATTCAAGACAATGTGTATTCATTAATTTTGAATTCTAATGTTGAAGGTAATCTATCTCTTGTTCAACGCGCGCTGGATTTAATGGATCAAGACACATTGATCAATCAAATTCTGCAAGGGAACATTACGGAGGCTGGTACTGGACCAGCATCTGGACTAGTCCAATTAATTAATTTGAGCACCATATTCCAGCGCATGATTTGCGCTTATGCCGATGACAATTGGTTTCAGCCTCTTGCAGACCAATTCAGAATATGGAATTTGATTTATTCCAAAGATTTGGAAATAAAGGGTGATTTTAATGTCGTTGGAATTGCTTCGACGGCGTTGGTATCGCGTGATATCCAAACCCAACACTTACAAGTGTTGTCTCAAATGTCAGACAACCCAAAATTTGCAGGGTTTACTGACGATTACGCTTTGTGGTCTGCCAACGTTAAAATGCTGGAAATTCCTGGAAAAGACGAAATCGTATTGCCTCGCGATAAGGCCCTGGACGCGCATACCAAGCTGCAACAAGGCGGCATACCGCCTGAGATTCAGCTCAAGCAAGCAGAACTTGAAGTGCAGAAACAGAAAATTGAGTCTGATGTGCAGATCAAGCTTGCGCAGATCGCGCGCGATCAGGAAAAAGACCAGATGGAAGCGCAGTTACAATTGCAGAAGATGGCGAGTGATGAGCGCATAGAGAATATGCGCCTCCAAGCTTCGCTGATCGAAGCTAGTGCAAAAACCAATGTTGATATGGCGTATCTATCCGAACAGGCTAGGCAGGCGGCAGAGAAGGAACAAACTCGGCGCATTGAGACTGGCGTTAAGGCAACTACGCAGGCCAAAGTTAAGGAAATGGAACTTACAGCTCGCCCAAATCCGCATTCTTCATTGGATTGAACCATGATTCGGTTTCCTCAAATGCAAGATGTCCAACAAGAGCTGGACGATTCCAGGCGCGGGATTGATTTCACATCGGAAACATGGGCCGCAGTTAATCGTTATTTACATGCCTTGCGATGGGAAACTATTATGGGGATAGGGAATCCACAATCCGAGCAGGAAACTGAAAGAAAACGTTGCAAACTGTTGGTTATTGAGCGTTTAATGCAGCTATCCGAAATATCGGTAGCAGAAAAAAATCGTAGGTTTTAGGGGATATATATGGCTGACAATGACCAGTTTGTTTCACAGGAAGATCAAGCGGCGCAAATTATCCAGGAGGCGCGGGAATCTGGGATGATTTCTGGCGGGGCTAATGCGCCCGTTCCAGACAATACGCAGCCTCAACCATCAGCAGGGCAACCTCAGCCATCCCCACAAAATGACCCGTTTGATGGGTTTTCCCAGTTAGACTCAACCATACAAGAGCGGTTGCGTAAACTGCTCGGGGATAAAGAATCCGAATTCTCAAGAATTCAGCGGGAAAACGCGACGCTCCGTGGTCGTGTTGACCAGCTGCCAAAACTCCAAAGTGAACTCCAGCGGTTACGACGCACGGCGCAACAGACGCCCTCCGTCCAGACGGACGCTGCACTTCAAGCGGAGTTGAAACAATGGGACGAGCATAAGAATCGTTTCCCAGATGAAGCGCAAGCAATCGAAGAACGTATCCTTGCAATCAAACGCGAACTTGAAGGCCGTTACTCACCGCTCACCGAGGAACTCGGTCACCTGCGAGAACAGGTCGATAAGTATGCAGAACGTGAATCCGCACGCGAAGCCGTTGAGAATGAAAAACGCCTCGATGATATGGCGCCTGGATGGCGTCGTGTCGCTGGGTGGGAAGATGCCAATGGGAATCCTATTGCCAATCCAATGCAACGCGGGTGGGCTCCGGAGTTTGATTCATGGCGCAATGCTCTTCCTCCCCGTATTCGCGAGCAATATAATAGTTTGATTGACGATCGAGATGTGGATTCGATTGCAGCGATCATCAACCATTTTAACCGCGACTATTGGATTGCAATGCAGTCAGATATGGGCACCGGAAATTCCGCTCCCCGTGCAGTACCGCAAGCACCAGTCGCGAACAAGCGCCAGGCCGCGCTGAACGATGTTTCGCCTACCGGATCGGGAGGCGGAGGCTTGGACGGGGGAAAATTCAATCCCACGAGTTTGTCTCGTGAGGATCAGGCGGCTAACGCGATCGCCCAATTCCAAGATCGCTGGAACCGCGCAAGCGCGAAACGGTAGGCGTTGCTAAGGACATTTCATCATGGCACAGCTTCAATATTCACAGTGGCCCACTGGTAGCACTGCTATCCAGTGTCTGGCAATGAAGGAACTGCTGACGACAGTTCCGGCCTATGAAGTAACCAACATCGCATTTGACAAACGAACACTTAATCGTCAGATGGGTGCTGCCATTGTTTTACGCCGATGGCTGACGCCATCGGTTGATGCCACTCCGGCTCCCGAAGGTACGCAGAAGGAAGCCCGTAACCTTGTGCCGAATGATTACACCGGTACAATGTTGCGTTATACCGAGCGCATCCAAGTTTCTCGGTACGATTACGATTTGCATCCTTGGGATGCTGTCAAGGGCGGTACGCAGCGCATGCGAGAGTTAGTAGTTTCTACCCGTGAGCGCGTACGTGCCAACTCAATGGTTGGCGGCCCTAACCGTATCTATAACTCAGCCGCTGTAACAGCTAGAAACCAGGTTAACGGTGCGATCAGTCCTGGTCGATTGCAGACGGTTGTACGTTCTCTGGAACGCGCTAAAGCTATGTTGATGACCGATGTCATTGGCGGTCAAAACAAGGAAGGTACGGCACCAGTTGAAGGGGCATACTACGCGTTCACGCATTCGGACCTACAGCCAGATTTGCGCGCATTGCCTGGATTCCAGGTGGTAGCGCAGTACCCGTCTGGGATGACAAAGAATTTCCGTGAGTTCGGAGCGTTCCAAAATATCCGATTCTTCACCACTCCGGAATTCCCTTATTACCCCGGTGCTGGTGCAGCAACGGCAACAATGCTCGCAACAGGGGGAAATACCGACGTTTACCCGATTGTTGTATGCGGTCAGGAAGCTTTCACATCGGTCAAGCTTAATGGCGATGGCCGTGAAGGATTTGGCAACCTTGATGTTAAGGTGCTCGATCAGCCCGACAAGTACGATCCAAACAACAATTGGGTCGATATCGTATCAAGTTGGTACGATCTGGCGATGCCAACTGCCTATGAATGGTCGTGGATCATTGAAGTCGGCGCGACGGCAAACCTCTAAGGAGAATTGAACATGGCAATTTACTATTCATCGTCGTATCGACTGCCGCAAGGCTCGACAACGGTCTATGAAGCCGTACAGGCGTTCCCGCGTGAAGCAGGGATACTGTTTGCTCAGTATTTCACTATCACGATTCCGGTTGGGTTTGGAATTGCTACGAATGATGTAGCTAAGCTGATTCCATATCAGGCGAATATTCCAATCACTGTTCCGCAGATTGCTGGCATCCGGCATGCTCGCATAGTGCTTCGTTGCAGCGGTAATGCTGGCGGAGCAGTTACAGCAAACATCGGATTCGCGAATGCTGGTGCTTCTGTATATGCAGCTGCGAGCGTTATTTTGCAGAGTGCAAACACAGTTGACGTTGCCATTGCAACGATTCTTGCGGGTCCGACGCTTTTGCAAGCTGATGACTTGCAGCTGGCTGCTGTTGCCAATGCAACCACCAGTGCGGTCACGCTGGATGGTTACGCGCAGTTCTACAACACCGCTCCGTAAGGGGCTTGACGCGCCCCGGCCGAAACCGGGGCGCTCTAAGAGGACATGAAAATGGCGAAGGGCGATTCAAAGGTAGATGTAGCTCGGCTGCAAGCGGACGGCTTCGCGACAGCATCACGGGAATTGATGGAACGCGCTTATGCTCAAATGTACGGATTTCATCCCGATGAAATGTTGAGCGACGAGCAGTTGCGGTCTGAACTATTACAGACGGCAAAGCTACAGCAAATTCAGGCATCGGCCCCGCCGATGGATGAACAGGTAGATCGGTTGACTCGTATTCCTAACCTTGGGCCGAATGGTAAATGGGGAGGCCGCAAACGGCGCGTTGTGGTACGCAAGCGCGACCCATCCGATGCTGCTGAAACTTTCGGTCTTGGCTGGGAGGGTCATGCTTGGACAGTTCGATTCTGCGATCAAGAGCAACCCTATGTCGATATGCCTTGGCCTTATTGGCAGGCATTGAATGACGCTGCCATCGTAGATGATCGGTCGGATAAAGCAAGAAAGTTTGTGCGCGAGGAAAATGGGGACATTCCACGTTCCATCGTCAAACCGGTTAGGACACAGTTATATGTGTTTGAAGATTTGGGGGATACCCCTGGAACGGAACATTTGCCAACAGGGTACATCGAATTCTTTTCGAAGGAAGCCAGGAAGACAAGTGTATTTAAAGATGCTTCCCCAGCGGTACTGCTGCTGATCTACAGCAAATTGTATGATGGGCCTCCACTTGATCCACGCAATCAATGGCGTCCAGTACAGTTGACCACGCCGCAGTTGCGCATGCGAATTGCTGAAACTCTTGGTACAGAATTTGTTGATATAGTCAACTCGGAAATTTACGCAAACGTGGCGGCGTAAACATGGCTACGTTCCTGGAAATATGTCAACAGGTGCACCGATGGGTGCGGGCTGGAAATAATACGCCGGGAACCGTTCCAACGACCGTCGTAGGTCAAACTCTTGAGCTCGGTGATATCGTTTATTTTGTTGGACAAGCGTGGCTGCAATTGCAGCAATATCACCCTGATTGGCGATGGATGGTGTCGCAAGGAGGGCTGACACTATTTAGCGGCGTGCGCGTTTATAGCCTGGCTACTATACAAATAAACTTTCCGCGCCTAGCTGTAATTCGTCCGCTAATTGCCGCATCAAACATCAAATATTCTCTGATATTCGATATCAGCGCGCCAACGCGAACAGATATGCCCGTCTGGTTCATTTCCTACGAAGAATGGCGTGGATGGTGGGATAGACAGCCGCGCACAATGTTACAAAAGCCATGTCGATTTACCATAAGGCCCGACCGTGCGGTAGAAGTTGATCCTACGCCGAACGATGCGCCATCCGGCGATAATTGGCAGTTGGTGTTTGACTACAAAAAAACCCCACAAGTTTTAGCCATCGATGGGGATATACCGGAACTTCCGGAGGAATACCATGACCTCATCGTATGGTGGGCTGTGAATTTGTTCTGTCGCAATAGATCAAATTCGGATCAGCTCCGGGCAGAGTCTGGCGAGCGCATTAATTGGTGGCTTGAGCGTTTAGCCCAAGATCAATTACCTGAAATGACATTCTGGCCGCGGTATTCTGCATGAATGAGAAACAATTAGTCGTTGAATGTGCGGGCGGCCTTGATTTGCAAACCCCGCCTATATCTGCGCCAAACGGCACACTACGCGATTGCCTAAATTTTGAGGTCAGCACGAAAGGGGGGTATAGCCAGTGTTCCGGATGGACCATTCATGATGGTGGAATTCTTGGTCCGGATGTACCGCGGTTTTGCTATCTGACGTTCCGCATTGCTAACTGGAACGGGATAAGTTTTACTTATGGCGAGCAGGTCGCTCTTACGGTTCAGTTTTCTGGGACTATTTTAACGCAGCAAATTAACATAAATTGTATTGGGTTTATTGCGGGGTCTCCGACCACAGACTGTGTTCTGCTAATGGCGTTTACACCAACGTCCGGTGGAGACGTAGTTTATCTCAATGGGGCCAGCCCAATCGATGCATTAGGCGCAGTCTCTGGCGGGCAATATTCTTCCATCTCTGGGCAATATTTTTTGCAAGAAGCTGGCGACGGGTTGCCAGATGTAACCACGTATCAAACGTGGCGTTCAGTAATTGAACAACAACAACGAGTCTCTGTTCGGCGCCCCCCTGGACAAAAACAGGACAGTTTGGATGGCGTATTTTTCTATAAGGACAGAAATTACGTTATACATAATTGTACCACATGGTATTTTAATAGCGGCAGCAATGGAGTAATTCAGGAAGGCAATAAGTTAGGCCCTTTGTTCGGCGCCTATGGAACAGTATTGAGCGTAGTCGTTGAGTCCGGAGATTGGAACGCTGGTACTGCTGCTGGGTACGTCATAGTTTATGACGAACTAATTGTGCCTGGAAATGGAATACCCATTGATTTGATTTCCGCAGATGGACTTACCAACCTTGGTAATGTATTCACATCAGGGGGGCCAGGGTTTCTATCTGATCTACGTCCGCTTGATCGCGCGTTGCTGTATTCCGCAGAAGAACAAAAAATTGGGGACAGTTTTGCTATTGGAGGTTTCGCACCATGGGTGCGTCATCGCTTGTGTCGTGAACTTGGGTATAAACAGACGTTCGGAACGTCTGGGATTGGATTTGGCCCACAGAATGATAATGACTACTCAATTTATGAGTACACCAGGCTTGGGCTGAACCAACAATTAGATCAAGTCCAGTCGGTAACTACGGCATACAAATTCCCAAACACAGCAACACAATCAGCAGCCTATTGGCTAAATATCAACAATATTAAAGCCGAGGATGGGGCTGTCGCTACATGTATAGGCGGCGCTACTGGTAATACCACGTGGATAAAAGGCACCCAGTTTGATTTTACCGAAATACCCATTGGATCGGTAATTACAGGTCTAGAAGTAGTTATTCGCCGTCGCGCCAATACCGCAGCAAATACAACCAAAGACTGGTCAGTGCGTCTGCAAATGCCGGATATGACTTTGGTTGGTGAGCACGCAAATTCGACTGTGTTGTATCCAGTTGTGCTTACAGATGCAGTTTATGGCGGCACAAATGATACGTGGAGCACCCAACTAACTCGTGAGGTTTTGAACGACCCGAATTTCGGAGTTTACTTCGAAGCTCGGCGGTTGATCGCGGATAGTGTTAGCGTGGACGACATAAAAATCCGCGTAACCTATGTTCCAGCGACGCGACGCGTATACATCCGCAATTCAACATCTGGCGCACCAACTGACATTGCAGCCGATGTTGTCCATTACACCGTGGATTCTGGATCGCCAACGACCCATGATCAGCAAGGGGTGTTGACTCTTGTTATTGGCACTGAAGAATGGCAGGGCACCGCAGCTGGAAAGTCTCGCCGGATTGGGCCAAATGAACAAATACGCACCGCGCCTGGGGGCGGCGGTGCTTTGTTAGGCTGGACGACAAACGAAGATGTGCCAACTTCATTCCCCGCTGGGGCATCTCTTGATGCGGTAGATTCAAGATGGGAGTTCGTCCTAGCAAATTTCTATGCAGACCCAGATGCAGAAATGGTATTTGCCGCTAATGGCGTTGAATACGCATGTATGTGGGATGGAACCTATCTAGTGCGCATTCGCACTGGCCGTCGTTCTGACTTAGACAATCCGCGACATATAGCTGCCCATTTAGGTTATATGCATTTTGGATTTCCATCTGGGGATATCATTACATCGGCAGATTTCAGACCGCTGACCGTAGACCCTGCGTTGGGGAGTCAATTACGCAATGTCGGAGAGCCAATCGTGGGGATGGGAACCATTAATGGTCAAACGTTGGGGGTACTAACTGATAGGGCGCATCGTGGGTATCAAGGAACATCGCCTGCAAACTATGCGCCTATCGTTATAACGCCTGCGGTTGGTTCCATTGAATACACCTATACAACGTTGGCTGGAACGCCAATGTGGACAAGCTCACGCGGTGTAGAGTCGTTGTCAACAGTTTCCGCCTATGGAGATTTTGCAACCCTTCCATTGACGTATTTCGTCACTCCCTGGCTGCAAGATCGAGTGCAGTTTGACGCAAGGACGGGGATAGTTGATAAGCGCCCAGCTATGGCCTTGGCCGTTCGATCTAAGCGGCAATATCGACTTTATTTCCGCGATGGTTATTACCTCACAGTATCCATTTTCGGCATCGAAAGTAAACCAATGTGCACCATTGGTAGACTTGAAAATGATCGTACTCTCGCGTCAGCAAATGGGGTGTACATTCCATATACTAACGTAGCTATACGTAGTGCATTTGCAGGGGTTCGATCAGACGGAAAAGAGGTTCTTATTGCAGCGTTTGAACGCCAAAATCCGAAAGCAAATTTCTTGGCGCAGACAGATAATTTTGATGGTGGTTGGCCGTATCTAGTCAGATTAGATTCTGGACGGACATTTTGTGGTTCTGCGATGACGGCATTTTTTGAACTGAATCCAATCTATCCTGGATTTCCTATCCAAGATCAAAAAATAGATAACGTCCAAGGATGGGCTGATATCCAGCCGTCAACGGTTCTCAATTGGCAGTCAGAAACGATTGAGGATAAACCAATCACGCCAAATACTCCGATCCAATCATTAACACTTCAACCCGATGAATTTGAAACATTTATTCCGTTCCCAAACTATTCGTTTAGAATTGATGCCGGACGGGCAGGATATTTCATGCGGGTGCGGTTTAATGTGGATACAAACGCAGTATATGAACCAGTTCGTGTGACTCACTTGGTCATGACGTACTCGTCTAATAACGTCAAGAGGATTTGATCATGGCTACCCCACCGCTGGCTAACGCTACAGGTAACCTCTATCAACAGCCGAACAAGGCATATACTCGCGTTGTTGATCCAAACACAGAAACAACCGCTGGTCAGTTATCTACGCTATTGCGTAGCGACAACCCAATCTTGCAACGCGCGCGGCAGCGCGGAGCCGGTCTTGCTGCTGCTCGTGGGAGTACCGGGAACGATTCGTTATTTGCCCGCGCTGCTGAGGACGCTATGGGGGAGCAACTTATCCCCGTGGCCGGCGCTGATGCAGCTTTGTATGACCGTGCGGCTAACCAAAATATGGGAGCTTTGAACGAGCGCGGCATCGCAGATTTGAATGCAGGCGTGTCGCGTGCCAATGCGGCGACAGCATCAGCGACTTCGAAGTACTCGACTGATATCAATGCCAAGCTGGAACAAGCACGTCTTGACCAACAGAAAATGCAATACGATGCGGATGCTGCACGTAGGCAGGCCGAACGAGACCAGGATCGTAGCTGGACGGTAGCCGATCAGGATCGAGCGCAGCGCGCAGCAGGTCGCCAGCAGGTTGCTTCGCAGGTCATGGAAACAATTTTCAGCGATCCATCGTATTGGCGCGATGGAAAATCTGCTATTGATATGGCTGATTTCTTCACGAACAATTTTTCGTCTTTATGGGACAACTTGTTTGCCGAAGAATCTGGACTTGGTTCTGGTGTATTGCAATCATTTTAAGGGGTCAGTGCTATGGGATGGATAGCAGGTGCTGTGGCTATCGGCGGAGCATTGATTAATGCTTACGGAGCCAAGAAAAAAGCATCCGCAGATGCAAAAGCGGCTAAAGAACAAGGCCAAATGTCGTCTGAGGATCGGCAAAAAGAATTCCAACGCCAAGCGTGGCTAAACGAACAAGCAAGGAAATGGCAGCTTGAAGATAGGGCTTATAAAGAAGACGCAGTTGGCAATTTTCGCGATTGGCGTTCGAAAGGGGGGCCCGCTGAGCCTGTGGCTACGACAGCAGGAAACCTAACGCAATTCGACCCTAACGAAATTGGTCAGTTTTCTGGGGGCGGGATCGGCGCGCCAAAAACAGCAGAGGAAGACTTAAACCAATCCGCCGGAAATGCTCCACGCACCAGTTCTAGCGTACCATCAGTTACGATGAACGATGACCGTCGCCGTAGAATCATGCACCCAGCAATCGGACAAAACTCAGTCCAGCGGAGCGCTTAATGGACACAGATGAATTGATGGCTGGGGGCGATCTGGTGCCACCAGGAACTTCGGAAGAAGTTAGAGATTTCATCGCTAAGTGCAGGCGCTTAGTGTATTCCGATCAATTTACTCCAATCATCCAGAAAGCTATAACCGCAGGGGGCGACCTAGTAACCGGGGTCGCACCTGTCGTTGCTCAGATTATCAGTCGTGCCGAGGATAAGTCGGGGCCACTTGAAGATGCCGATTTGCAAACTGTGGCGCTAGCGTTATCCGCAACGATGGCATCGACTGCACATATGCTTGGTGATCCGGATGCGCAGGATATTGCTTCAACTGCCCAGCAAATTGCTGAACAAGTAATCGAAATACTCGGCGCAACGCAGGAAACTGGGCCTACTGGGGAACCTCCGATGTCTCAAGCTCAATCTGAGCCAGAAGAATCCGGAGCATTGCAATCTCTATGACCCCAGAAGAATTCGCACGATCGTCTGCGTGGGCTGCTTTTGTAGCAGCCCAAATTGGGTTCTCGCATCATCCAGGCACAACACGCGATAACGCAAAGCCGAGGGCGTTACAAGAAATTTGCGCCGAGGCTGACCAATATATTAAAGAATACGATATTCGGTTCCACGTGAAACACGGAGACAACAATGGCTGATGCAGGTTGGGGGGCAGCACTTCAAAACATCGGCGGTTCGCTGATGAGTTTTGGCATGGATCGGCTCCAACAAAAACAGCAGATGGACGCGGAATCCAAGCGAAAACAACAAGAGGAACAGGCATGGCAAGAACGCATGCGATTCATGGCTCGACTTGGAGCGCCGGAAGAACGGGTACGTCAAGTTTGGGACGAGCAAATGAATAAAGCGGTCGCTATTCGTGAACAGTGGCAGCCTGGTGACGAAAACGCGACGGGTAAGTGGGCTGAACAAGGCCGGGATATTGTCCCGCCGAAACAAACAACGCCAGAATTTCGGGAGTTCCAACAGGGAACTGAAACGGTGTCTGGCTTGCTTGATCCAGCTTCTGGTTCCTTTCAAGAACTTGGCCGCGGACCTAAGTTTGATCCGCGCCGGCAAGCAATGGGTGCCAGTGGCGGTGTATCTCGATCGAATGATTCCGCCACATCAGATTTAGGTAAAGCCCCATCTGGGTATAGATGGACGCCAGAAGGTGCTTTAGCGCCGATCCCTGGGGGGCCTGCGGATAAGCCGAAAGAACAAGAAAAACCCACAAAAATACCGGCGGATATTGCCGGCCGCGTGGCATTGACAGACGAATTTCTTGCCAATGGCCCAGAGATACGCAAGAAAATTCAAGAGGGTTCCGCCACTGGCCCATTAGATACATTCATGGGGCGCCGTGGTCGTGGAGAATCCGGCGATTTGTTGCGCAAAATTCAGTCGGGCCGTGATGCGCTGCAACGTTCGTTGACTGGCGCCGGAATGCCTGCATCCGAAGCGGATGAATATGCCAATCGATATCTGCCGACATACACAGATGATGCAGAGACATTAACGCAGAAATTCGACCAACTTTCCTCTGAGCTGACCCGATATCGAGATATTCTCACTAGCGGTCATGCTACGCCATCTCCGGCTGCTGTGGAAAAATCTGCATCTGGATTGCCGGCAATTGGCACGGTTCAGGATGGGTACCGATTCAAAGGCGGTAATCCAGCCGACCCAAATAGCTGGGAACCTATCTAATGCCAGCGCCATGGGAAAAATATGGAACGGCGGCCTCATCAGCGCCGGCAACGACTGGGCCGGCTCGACCATGGGACCGGTATAACACGGCTACGCCTGAGTCCCAAGTAGTTCCTGGATATACAGGCGGCGCGTTAGCTGATTTAGTTCGTGGCGGACCTACACCACCAACAGCGGCAGATAAAGCCGCCTCAGATGTTGCGGCTGGTATGTCCGTAGGCGAGCGGTTGCTTGCTGGATATGGTCGTGGTGTCGCTGAGGTAGGCCAATCCATTAAACAGTTGACCATGCATGCCGATGCAGCGCTCGCTCCCGAAGCGGACGATAGTGGATTTACCAAAGCCTTGAAACGCGGGACTGCGGGTATGCTTGGCCTACCAGGCATGACCCCCGAAACGGCGGTGAAACAATATGATGAGCAAATACGAGACGAAGCACGTCAATACGACGCTGGATTAGGTCAAACAACATCTGGCGGAATCGGGCGTTTCTTAGGCGGAGCAGCTACAACAGCACCCCTCGGAGGGGTAGGTGGGGCAGCAGGCCGAGGGTTGATTGCTTCCGGACTTAGAAGCGCTGCGCAGGGCGCTGCTGGATCAGCATTAGCCACGCCTGTTACGGGAGAGGGAGATTTCGCTGCTGAAAAGGCCAAGCAAGCGGGGTTGGGGGCAGCTGTAGGCGCTGGCGTTAATACGGCCCTACGAGGGGTCGGCCGAATCGTTGAAGATGTTGGTTTCGGGAATGCCATCCCACGCGGACTTAACGCGCTAAATCAGCGCGCGAATAAATCTGAATTCGCCGATGAAGGGGAACGCTTAGCACAACAGCATAGTATTGAGCTTACGCCAGGACAAATATCAGGAAGCAAAGCACAGAACGCAGCCGAGAATTTGAGCCGGCAGGCTATTTTCACGCGCGATGCTGTTTTTGCTAATGATATGAAGATTGCGGATCAATATGTAAATGCGATTACTCGCACGATGGACAAAGTATCTAAGGAAGGGGCAGATTCCGTCACCGCAGGAAATTCTATCCGTGCTTCGGTAGATAAAGCGACGAAGATGTTGCAGTCACAACGCGCTAAATCAGCTGCTGATGATTTCGCTAAAGTCGATCAGCTTGCTAAAGGCGCCCCTGTAATCATGCCAAAGTCTTATCGTGGGACATTGGAAAATCTGATTAAAGAAAATAGTATTGCCCCGAAAGGCAGCGATGCACGTGCCTTGGCTGACGCTCTTGGTGAACTCCATGGGAATGTTATGGAGAACGCCGTAGCAGGAAATTTGATTAAAACACGTCGTTATCTATCACAAGTTGCTGGCGGTCAAGCTGCGCTATCGGGCTCAGCCGGAGCGCCAATGCAAAAACGTGCCGCTCGACAACTACTCGATGCCATTGATCAAGATATCGATGCTACATCGGAACAAGTTGGGGGTGATATCGGTGAAGCCCTTCGTACAGCAAATCAGCGATATCGGGATTACAGTCAAAAAATAGATGGCATTCAAAAGGGGCCTCTTGGGAAACTGATTGGGGAAGATTTGGTTGATTCTGTTGGGGATGGATTTAGTTCAATCCCATCTGAGACTGTGTTTGCTCGCTTTTCAAAGTTGACTCCCTCGCAAATGAAGGTGGCAACTAAGCTTCTCGGAGATACCGACAACGAATCATTACAGGGAGTTAAGCGGGCTTACATCCAGCAAGCTTTGGATAAGGCACAATCCACGTTGGCAACTGGCGGCGCGGAACAAGCATCTATCCGTCCTGCGCAATTCTTAAATTCTCTTGGGAAGTCTCCGGAGGATAAAGCGCGACTCGACGCATTATTTTCCCCGTCCGAACGAAAAGAGATTGAAGACTTGTTCGCTATTGGCCGTCGTGTTGGAGACCGAACAGGTTATAACTCTTCCGAGACGGCATTTGCTAATCAAACAATGGGGCTTCTCGGAAAGTTACGATCAGGAATAGTTGGGGGAGGGGCCGAGATAGCGGGGATGGCTCTTGGGACGCGTCAGATTGCGCGCATGATGGCGGACTCGCAGGGTCGTCGCGCAATCATGGAATTGCGTCGTCTCCCTCCATCTAGTTCAAAGGCGCGTGAATTGACGGCTTATATATCTACCTTACTTGCGGCCGATCCCAGTGAGCCAGAAAATGCTAAACAAGCCAGTCAATGACGCTGCATAAATCATGAATGCAAACCATCCAACAATGATGTCTTGCGGGGCTCTGCACATGCCAATCATTACCGCGGAAGCTACTGTCAGACAAGGAAGTAATCTAGATAAAAGATAATCTTTCATGAGGCCATCCTATGTACACCGATCAAAACATGAATGCGACGCCGACGTTTAATACTCAAACGTCGTCCATGCAACAGTTCCCCATGAGCGGGTATCAGATGACGCCTGGCGTCATGGCTATACAGCGCGCCCGCGCTGCGATGTCGGGGCCTGGCGGAACGAGTCGTGGAGTGCCCATGTATAACACGGGCACCCAGATTCCTGGCATGCCAAAACCGGGACCCTCAACTCGCGGTATTCCAGGTAGACCAGCCGCGGCGCCATTAATGGCACCTGGCCGTCCTGGATTGACGCGGTAGTTATTGATTCGGCGCATTCTTGATTGTGGCGCTGCATATGCTTGCGCCACATGTCGAAGGCTGTCCCGTTCCTAACGGACCGCTCAAAATATTGAAGTAGTAGGTTTTCCCATGAATTAACGGGCAACGTGTGCCCCCGTTGTAATCGGCGACCCATGGCAAATTACCCTCTGAGGATTTCGATAACCCACACTTGGTTGGATAGGTCGTGAAATCCCCTGCGCACTCAGTGATCGTCGTTGAAAACGACGCAGATGTACCAGTGCTTAGGTTAGAAAATTTACCAATAGTCTGCGGGGTAATTAAATTTGGTACCGTGAATCCAAGTGCGATGTATTGATTTTTCTGGATCGAAAAAGTTTTGATCGCCGCGTTTCCTGGAAACGCTCCATATACCTGAGCGAAAGTCGTAAATTGAAGATTACGTGTTAACCCTGGGGTTGGGGTGCACGACGGGGGCGGAGGAATTGGTGGCTCTGGTGGGATATAGCCAGGACATCCTTCCCCAAACTCACCGATGTAGGTATTCTCCGGAAGTTTCTCAGGGGTTGTCGTGAGATTAAAGGAACATTGTTTTGTCTTGTTGCTGTATTTCAGTGTTAGTGCCGAAGATGCCGATGCTTCTCCCATAAAACCGTAAATTGTCGTAGTTTCTAGCGATAAAAGACATAGTAAAAAAGTTGTTGTTGGTTTCATTTGGATTCCTCGCCGGTATACTGTAGTTTATTTTCTTCTGTGCAATAACAATCGTTGTACCTGTCAATAATTTGTTTTGTTATGTCTTTGTAGTCGAAATATTCTTCCGGGTTTCTTTCATCATTAATAAGCCTAAATTTATAATCAATACCCCACACAATACTCATGGCAAAAATCGAAACACTCCCAAAAGGATGGTTCGGAAAAGAAATTGAGCCTAGTTTAATACCGCAGTTATTAATCGCTCCTGGATCAATTGATTCTCTAAGTTCATCACAGACTAATTTATAGTAAGCGCCCATTTATTTTGTATCCTTAGTTTATCCGTTGATACATTACCATGAGTGTGTGGTACATATCTGCAAGCACGCTTCCACCTGTCTTGCCGTGGGCTACTCGTCGGCGTGCCTCCGCTGCTAGCTGTTGTACACGTACTTCTGGCAGCCCCTGGCGGCGCGCTTCCAGCGCGACCGCCTCCCCCGTTGCTCTGGCTCGTGCCAGGCGGTGCTCGTAGAACTGGATAACGGCGCCCATACACTTCCCCTGATTATAGACGGTAAGCCTGCAAACCAAGATCGCGTGCGTAACTTGTATATTGGTTCATTTCGAATCTTTGTTAGTATTAAACACATGCGCTCCGCAAACGATTTGTAATTGATTTTTCTCAAACCCGTTGTTGAATATAATATCTGGTGTCCAGTTAACTACTGACTCTGACATCGTGTCATATCCGTAATTCACTTTCCCGCCACATACAACTACCTGATCCCCGAATTGAACTTCCAATTTCATGATTGGTAATAGTTCAATTGCTTCGCAAGATACACTCACCATCAATCCAAAAATAATATTACGTATTTTCATGTAAAACCCTTGTAGTTAATCATTTCTTTTGCTTCCCATGCTTCAACGGCTTGTTGGAACGTTGGAAATCGTGCCGTTCTAACCCGACAAGCCGGGCACTCCAAATGATGGAGTCCGCCCCGCATACGGGTTTCAAAGTGTTTCGGCTGTCCGGAGCAGGTATGGCAAGCTGCTAGCGTTCCATCGATACGGATCATTCGATCCATATGTGCCTCACGATAGGTAATGACAACAAAAACATCGCAGCCCACCAAGTGCACAGCGCTGCAAGAATTAATAGGTTGTCAAATTGGTACGTCAGTTTCTTCCACTGGTTCACGATGGGTGCCCCCAGTCGCATCGATTTCATTTTGTGAAACGGTGGTTATGATGGCAGCCAATCGGTCTCCGGCTTTAGGTTTTTCGATCAATTGAGCCGGAGCCGACGAGAAGTCTTCGACTTCCTCAACTGCATGCATGCCCATCAAAACATCGGGTGCATATAGGCGGCCAAAAAATGCCGCTGCGCGATAACGAAGCATTAAATCCGGCATCGTTTTCCACTTTGATCCATTCTTTGTAGACCATCCTTCGGCTTTTGCCATGGACAGACTAACTTGTGGTCCTTCAAGAACATCACTTGTTGATTTGTCGATGGCGTAGGCGGTGCAAACAGTGTCGCCATCTGTCGTTTCAATTTTAAAACGAAGTGGTGAAAATCTACCGCAGCTATTCAATGCAGCAATGATGAATTGCGATGACCAGGATGGTCGCCCGTGAATGATGTTCAAGTTCTGCATCACCATCAGCGGCGATGCCCCAATGCGTTGAGCTATTTCTAGCGCGATAAGGCAGTTTGGGAGATTGTCTTTATATTCTTCTGGTACCAAGTTAGAAGCCATCAGTGCCTTGCCTCTACGTTGAGCAAGCTCAAATGAATTTGCTTCGGTGTAGATAGATGTTCCAGTACCTTGGTTGGTTGAAGTTGCAATTTCGGTTGACATGGCATTGTTTGTCATTTTTAGCTCCCATTAGTTATTGTGGTTGAGCGTAGCCGGTGCTGATCTCCGGCTTGGCAAAACAGACTCAGTTTTGAGTTCTTCGTCACCCCTGCGATGGAGCCGCAACGACGATTATTTGCCGGGGGTTAACTGCGCATCAGCCTGCGCATTTACGCTCAAGGATGGCGGCTGTCTGGCCACGGGCGCGCTAAACGAGTGGATACGTTCCGCTTTCCTCTTTCTTGAACAACCGCCATCCTTCAACATGATCAATCTATTTTCGTAATCTTGAACGATCGATACTCTGGGGATGTGTAGGCTGCTACTTTACGCGCAGCCACAGTTTTAGATGTCACGCGAAACCCATCCGCAATGATACGCGCATGATCGCCTGCCAGCATGATCAATTCTGCGCGTGTTGCTTCTTTTTGCAATTTAGCTTCTCGCTCGGATTTCGATGCTTCATCATGAAGTCTGAGAAGTTCGTTGATACGAGGATCACTACGCGCATCAAGCTCTTTTCCATCACAAACGGATTGATACATTTTTATGATGGACTCCGAATCCTTGGCAAAATCAGGCTCTGGCGGGATATTGGTTTCGATGGATTTCCAAAACGTTTTGCACTCTCGAAGAATTGCGTCATGTACGATCTTGTTTTTCTTGCGCCATGTTAATTTCAAAGTGTTTCCGCCAACTAGCGCAACAAGGCAAAGTCTTTCTGATTCGCTGACCAGTAATTGATGCTGGCATTGCAGTTCTATGTGTGGAGGAGCTTCTAAATTTCCTTCGTCGTCAGTGATCCATGATTTTTTGAATTGGAGAGAATCGACGTTTTTTACCTCAACAATGAATGTTCCATCAGCATCATGTGCTTCATAGTCAAATGATGATCCGATACGTAAATCAGGAATCCTCAGATAAACTGAATAAGGCAGTAAAAATATCCATCCTTGTTCTTCGGAAACTTCGTAAGCGATCGCTTCTTGTAATCGCGTTCCCCATCGCATACGTTCGGTTTTGTCCGATTGAATCGGCACCCCAGTTTTCTTGGCATGCCATAAAGCAAATTTTGAGTGGTACCCGCAGCCAAATAGTGAAGCAACCTCCGTTGAGGTTATGTCATGCTTTCGATACTCACTCAGTATCCCCGGTTCCAACTGATGTGCATGGCGGTCCATATTCAAACCCTTTTATTTGCTTCGATACGCGCTGAGTCTTTTGCTGGCTTCGGTGATAGGAATGGACCATCGATCATTTCATGGTTCAGGTAAAGGAAATATCCTTGCCGACCTACTTTTTTGATTCTAAAAGTTCCAATACCACGCAGGGTTAGAGTTTCGTCAAACTTGTATTTGCTGCGTGGAGTAGGGACCCACTGCGGTAATATGGATGGCTTAGGACCCCATAGGATGGAACGTGATTGATCCGTTTGAGTGGGGCCGTAAAAAATGGTCATTGCGTTATCCTTTGACGATTTTTTCAGCGCGCGGCCGCAGTTGGTTGCGAATCGCAGCACCAAGATCATTTGCGGCGCGATGTAAGGATTCTCGAACGATCTCATTTGGACGGTCTACAAACGTTGCGCTTGCTAAAGCAAGATAAACCGACAACTCGATGAGTTCTTCGCTTTCTCCGATCAAATCAGCGACGATTTCTTTGTTTGAACATAAATCATCAAGCTGAGATTCGATCTCATAACTAAAATCCGAATCTTCCGGTTCGTCTGGGGGATCGAAACTCGGACCTCGATCGGTAAGACGGTCGTTTTTTTGTTGTGAGCGGTATTGATAGGAATCAAGTCTCATACCATTTCCTTTTCTGGTCGGCTTCTCGAGCAATCCTTGTAGTGCACATCCGGCAAAATAATCACGAAGTGTTAGATCATTCGGTGTCATTGCTATCTTCCTCGTCGAACCCAGCCATGGCGCGCACGTACACATCGTCGTAGCGACTGAGAGTTATTGGTTTCGCCTCTTGCACTTCTACCGACGCTCGGTAGCTCTGCGCCATTTTGTTGGACAGCTCTAACAATCGGTACAGGCGTTTTTGGTCCGCGACCCGAACCGGCTCGTAGCACCCCACAGTTTGCTGCAGCCCTAAGGACTCGAATGACAGCGCACGTCCAGGCGTGGCTTCGCGCGATTTCTCACACCGAACATTTTCACTACCACAGAACGGACATGGTTTAAGTTCCATTGTTATCTCCGATACTTTTAAACGAAACTGCCCAGACCCAAGGGTTGGTGTCCCACGAGCCGGGGCCGTGGATGGATTGCCACAGTGTTTGGTAGGCAGTTATTGGATTGACTGACCACTTAATCCATTGCCAACCGTCATCATCATTGCCATGC